GATGAGGTCAAGCGCGCGCTGTCGTTTCTGGGTGCGGTCGACCAGGCGCCTGCCAGCGTTTCGACTGATGCGTCGGTATCCTGTCCTCGCTCGCTTGTTGCGGCGCATGAACTCGACGACCGAGCGCGCTGGCCTCTGGCCGATAAGCGACTCGCTCGGCGCTGGCTCGCGCTCACCAAACCGACGCACCGCTGTCTCTTGCAGCTCTCGGCGTATCGTAAAGTGGAGCAGTCCTTTGCGCGCCATCAGAGCCCCCGAACGATTCGAGTGACAAACTTGGTAATGTCCTCGCCTATCTCGGCCCGAATCTCTTTCATCAGGTCGGGCAACCATTCATTGATGAAGGTGTCAGTTTTGTCGGTGCCTTTTGGGTGGACATACAGCGCATAGGGCGCAGCGTTGGTGATGGCGAGGTCGATGCCCAGGCCGGTGCCGGTGATGTCGCGCAACTCGGCGCGCCAGCTCGATAGGAACAGGCCGCGCGTTGGTGTGCCTCTGGGGCTAATCAGGTCGAGGCGTCGTACCAGCTTCCTAATGCGGTCGACGGCTCGCTTCCCTGCGTTCCTGACGATGCGTCTGGCTGCCGCTCGGCTGCGCTCGTTGGCTTGCAGGAACGCGACGACAGGCACTGGCAGCATGTCGCCGACACGCACGATTGTCGGTCCAGCGTCGCGAGGCTTTAAGTCCCTGCGCGCCCTTTTGCCGAAGATGCCGAACGCGACGTCGAGGACTTCGCGCTGCTTGTCGAAGCGTAGAAAGGCCATCAGATACCAGCGCCAAGGATGCCAGGACCAGGGAAGCCAGGACCGTCGACGCTGACCCGCTTTGGTGTCGTGTTGGCTACGCCATCGCCGTCAGTGTCGAAGCGAGCGCGCAGCGACTCGACCTCGGTGCGGAACTCCGCCTCATAGTAGTCGCGCCATGCAAGGCTGGCCTCGTCGCCGAACGTCGACAGGTAGCTAAAGACCTCGCGCCTGGCTGCGTACATGGCCGCATCATACAGCACGTCAGGTGAGTGCAGCTCGGCAGTCGCAGCCAGCGCAGAGTGCGACATCAGCCAGCGGACGACCCGATACCAGCCCGACAATATTTGCGACTCCCATGACGTCTGGCCTGCGGGGTACGTCGCGAGTCCATTGTGAGCGGCGACCACCTCGGCGTGAGTACAGGGAGCCGACAGCATGTCGGCACTGGTAACGAGCACCTGACGACGAATGGGCGGCAGGCTGGTCCCGCTGGCTACCGAAACGTCCCAGACCTCATACGCTGTGGCGCCGACTGCGAGGTCGGCAGGCGTTGCGATGGACACCGAGCCGCCTGAAGTCGTGCCTGTCGCCTGCGAGACGCCTGTCGCGCTGTAGAGCGTATAGCTGCCGCCGTCGTCGACAGTGACGGCAGAGGTGCCAGAGGCCACCGACAGCGAGCGGCTGATAGTCTCGCCTCTGACGACGATGGCTGGCTCGTGTCTCGATACCTGATAGGCCATGCGCTAGCTCTGGTAGAAGGGGTCGGATGGGTAGCCTTTGAGGCGTCGGACTGTCAGCGTCGGCAGAGTCGGCGAGGCGCTGCCATACTGCTCGATAAGGCTCTGTAGGTAGGTGGCCGCCGCTGTCTCGTCGACGCTTTCCGAGGTGCCATCGCGCCTGGTCGTCGAGTAGTTGCGAGCGAATCGAGCCACCTGCGCGAGTAGGATGCGCGCACCCTCGGCGACTGCACCGCGCCAGCCACCCTGGTCGGTGATGAGCGCGGTTATCACCTCGTCAGACAAGATGGCATTCTGCTCTGTGGTGTCTGCGAGGCGCAGCCTTACGCGCCCAATGTCAGTGGCAGGGTCGAACGTAAAGGCCAAGCGTCACCTCAGGCGAGGGTCTGGATACGCGAGCGGATAGCCGACAGGACTGTCGACCGAGGTTTCGCTCGTGCTTGCTCAATCTGTAGGCACCGAGCCAGCGCGCCTGCATTGTCGCAGTCGGTGATGGCTCGACGCACATCGGACAGACGACCCGCCATCATTGCAGACGGGTCGTAGTCTGGCCGAGGCGCACTAGGCTCTGACTCGCTCGCGAGCGCCGCACGAATCGCGCGAAGCTCGACCAGCACCTCTGCCAGCAGCATGACGCCCAGCGTGCGAGCGTCACCACTGCCAGCAGGTAGGTCGCCGCTGACGATACGGTCAAGCCGAGCCTGGTGCGCCGACTCCATCAGGACGCAGCCTTGTTGGCCGCGACTGCACCGCGCCAGTCAGTGACGACAGCGCCGAAGCGAATGAAGCCCTCGAAGGTGACGGTGCGGGTCGCCTCGTTGACTCGCGTGCGAATCTCTGGGATGCCGCTGTCGTAAACAGTCAGCCCAGGGTCATCGGCGAGCATCCACCATGCATCGGAGTCGTCGGTCAGGCGGTCCCAGATGACAGGACGCAGCAACCCGCGAAACGCATTCGCGTCGTTGTTGGTGCCACCAGGCAGGAGGTCGGACTCGGTGATGGCTGCGACGCTCTGGCGCATCGAGGCACCTGCAAGCAGGACAGCAGGACGCACCGTGATGGGCTGATAACGCTCGTCGTATGCGTTGGTTACCGACATCTGCGTGTATGCGGCCTGCACGTTCGTCGAGTTGAGCGTCCCACTGACGATAAGGTTCGCGCCAAAGCTGCCGGTCGAACCGGTGAAGCCTTGCGTCGGGTGCTCGTTGCCTGCTGCTGCGAACCATGGCTTCCCGTCGTAGATAAAGCCAGGATAAGCGTCGGGCGTTCCGCGATACGCATTGTTGAAATACTTGGTCGAACCAGCGGCGAGCGTCCCCTTCTGGAACATGCCAGCCACGAAGTCGTTGCGGAAGCGCGAAGCAGCCAAGGCGACACGGCGACCCCAGTCGATGACATCGCGCACGAGTCGCGTCTCGGCATCGCGGAGCATGAGCATGTCCTCGGTGACAGTCAGCGCGGTCGCGAGCGTGCGGAGCTTGCACTGGCGCACTGGACCCTCGCCGATGATGTCCTCTGGGACGCGCTGTCCTTCTTCGATTTCGTGCAGGTCACCGAGGCCGATAGGCATGACCTTACGGTCGCCATACGGATAGTCGGTCAGCGTCTCGACGCTGGGTGCGATGATTTTCGAGGCAGGCACCAGCTCGCGCCAGACTTCCTCGTCCTCGGTGTAGGTATCGGCGATGGCCTGGTAACCACGGTCGAAAGCGATTTTATTAAGTTGCTCGACGGTCAGCATATCAGACCCCTGCGAAAGCGTTGGCGAGTTGGACGATGACCTTGTTGGCATCGACATCGACACCGACAATCAAGAGAGCACCATCGACAGAAGCGTCGATGTCAGCCGAGGCAGCGCCACCGACATCGCACTTCTTGCCGACGAGGGTGATGGCCACCGAGCCAGCATCGGGCGGATACTGGTAGTGGTTGTTGCCGCCCACATACACCAGCGCGTCAACGTCGCCGTTGGCTGCTGGGCTGTCAGCGGTCGCGAGCGTGGCTACTGCGACACCGTACGGAATGTCGCCAGCAGTACAGACGGTGAGATAACCGCTGTCGAGTTTGAGCATGTCACCAGAGGACCACGTCGCCGAGGCCTTTACTGGTGCGGTAACGACCGCGTCTCCGAGGTCGAGGAACAGGCCATCGTCTAGATTGACTGCCATGTCTAGCCCCACAAAGATGGGCCAGATGGCCCGAGTTAACTGTCGCGCTTGGCCCAGGATGGGCCGAACCTGTCGAGCAGTGAGCGTTGGCGGTCCTCTGGTGCATTGAGCCAGCTAGGCTTCGTGCGGCGCATCCATTCGGCCTCGCGCTCGCTGACCTTGGTGGCTGGCTTGGCGCCGTCCTGGCTGCCGGTCCCTGTCGGGAGCACTGGCGCGCCTGTCGATGCGCTGGCCTTGGCTCGAAGGCTCTCGGCCCAGTCGAGCATCTTGTCGAGCTGGTCGCCGACGATGCCTTCAGGGATGCCGCTGGCGTAGTCGCCGAGAGACTCGCGCCGCTTGTCCTGGCGAGCCTGTCGCGCTGCCTCGAAGGCTTCCACCTTGGCGGCCAGTTCGGCGGCTCGGTCCTCGGCGGGCTTCCCGCGACTCTCCCAGAGTTCGCGATACTCGCCGCGCTCGGTGGCCTCACGCTCTGCGCGTTCCTTGGCGGCCTGTTCGAGTTCGGCGAGTCGCGCTTCGAGCGCCTGGCGCTTGGTGCGCTCACTCGTCAGCGCCTTTAGTGGCACCGTTCGAGGGTCGCTGTCACTGCTCTGGGTGGACTCGGCGAGCCCTGTCTCGGTGCCTGCTGGCTCCGTGTTGTCTTCCATACTTGCCCCGTTTGTCCGTTTGCCAGAGGCCAGGCCGACATCGCCTGTGGGCATGTCTACGGGCTACCACACTCCGACGCCGATGTCGAGTGATACAGTAAAGCCGCGCCGACAGGATTATCGACGCGGCCCCGTGCTACCCAACCCCGAGCGAGGCGAGTGCGCGCACTATATCACACGCTGACAGAGGCCAGACATGCCACGTATATACCGACCGACAGAGGACATGGCGCGCATCGCTCGCGACGTGCTCGACCTGCGTGCGAGCCTGCCACCGAGCCAGCGAGCAGGGACACCGACAGGCATCGCCAGAGCGCGCGACATCGCCAACCGTCGACTGCTCGCAGCCCATACCGTCTGGCGCATGACTTCGTTTTTCGCTCGCCATGGTGCTGCGCCTGGGTCGGCAGCGGCGAGGCAGAATCCGAGGTCGCGAGCAGCCCAGGCTTGGGCACTATGGGGAGGCAACCCAGGCCGACAGTGGGCCAGAGGCATCGTCGCCGACATCGAGCGCGAGGTCGCGAGGCTGCGCAGCCAGTCAGAGGCAGCCACCGACGAGGCCGAGTCGAGGCGACTGTCGCGCGAGGCTGACACGCTGCTGCGCGAGTTGCGTCGA